TTAAATTTTATAAAATATATAATTTATCATATTTTTAGTAGATTGTTTGATATTTATTTTAAAATTCATCCTATATTATTAATATCTATTTATATAACTATTCTTTTTTATAAATTTTCTTAAACATTAAACTTTTTTAAATGTTCTTCGGTTATGATTATAAAATCATAACCTTTTTTATTGCACCAATTTATCATTGTCTCCCATTTTTGTTTATTCTTATAAGCCATTTTTAAATCATATTCAAAGTTTTTTAGTTTCTTTCCTTTATCTTCCGGAACTTGTAAACGACCTTCTGTGAGAGCTTGTACGAAATTATATTCTTTTTGTGGTTTAACTTCAGCTACAACTTGTCTTAAAACCCCATTTATTCTCATTTCGTAGTAAAAATCAACATGGTAGACATGGCTTTTAACTCTAGTGTCTCCATTTTCAAAATGAGTCATTTGATATGGTATTTGTAAACATTCTGCTCCCCATTTAATTATCTCTGGTTTAAGATCTAACCAAATCATTATTTTCTTCTCCCACGAACTTCTGTAAAACAGACCTCCTTGAGAATTTAATTTTATTACTTTATCTTTATTTTTTGGTATAAATAAACCTCCGTGATATTTATTGTTATTGGGTTTTGAATTTAACATAAATTAGTTTTATTTTTTTATATATAAAATAAATAAAACTTTAAAATGGGTATTTTACAAGAAAGAGTTAAATTGAGTTTATTAGTAAATGGTAATGGAATAGCGGAGAATTATAAAAATAATTGTTTGCATTTAATTGATAGAATTACAAAGTCTGATCAGGACTACACAGCTATAGACGTTAAGGATATAAAAAGTGGTTATTTTTATTTTATACAATATAAAGATCCATCTAATTGGATGAAATGGTCACCTGTTTTTTTAGTTGATTGGAAAAAGTTTGACAATAAAATAATATTATTTGCTGTTAATTTAAATTTTATCCCTCTGGAGTTAAGAGTTTCGATCTTTGATCCTTATTTTAAAGAAGAAACGTTTGAGACAAATCAGTTTATAAAGTCTAGTTATAATGGTATGTATAATGAGTTATTAAAATGGGGTTTTGAGTATTCGTTGGTTGAGTATAATGCTATCCAAATAAATATGATTCATAGAATAAATATGGATTTTGTTCCTAGGTTTTTAATGTCTGGTCACCCATTGACTAAATACGATCCTGATAAGTTAATACAAATATGGTGTAAAAAAATAGAGACTAGAGAAAAGAGACATAACGAGATGATGACTGCTATTGTTTCGGATTTTTATAATCTTAATAAGGAGATAAACTCAAAATATGATGCTTTAAAGAAACATATACAGAGGATTCAAAATTCTCTTAGAAACTTTTAAAATTCAATTTTTATTTAGTATATTTGTTTTATTAAAATCTGTCTTATGAATTATAATGTTTATCTAAGTGCTTCCGAAACTGTTTATGGTTATGGTCAAGTTGAATTATCTAAAAGATTTTTAGAACATGCTGAATATTTAGAAAGGAAGAAAATTGAAAATCTAAAATTTGATATACTTGTTGGTAATACTAAGTTGTTTAGTGGTGCTAAGTATGAGAGTATGAGATCAATTAAAGAAAAAGAAGGGGTTACTTTATTGTTCATATTTAAGTCTGGTGAAAATACTCACCGAATTAATTGTAACTTAAAAAGTGATGGTTCTCTTGTTTGGGCTGATGGTAACCTATTTAAAAATAGACTATCTGTTAGAAAGTTTTCTGAGTTAATTGATCACTTGAGTAACTATCATAAAGATATTAAAAAATTAAATATTGATAGAATAAAATTAGTTAGTAGAACTTTTTATATCTAATAATGAGTTGGAATATAGATAAAAAGAGGTTTTAAACCTCTTTTTTATTTTTAGGGAGCTGGTATTTTTATATATACCTTAAAATTTAAAAAATTTAATGGCTTCTTATAATTATGTAAACAATAATCAATCAGCTGCTGGTTTTATTAACTCAGCAGTTGAAAACAAAGGACTTTTTTCTAGAATATTAAGAAACCTATCCAATTATGGTATGAATTATGATGATATGATCATCAGAAATCAAGTTGGTATTGGTATCAATGAAGATCCGTATGCTTCATCTGGTAATTCAATGTATAGTTTTTTCTCACAAAGAGCAGTGGCGTCTGTTTTAAATAGAAAATCTATACCATATTTAGATAAATCTTATCCAGATAAAAGAAGAATTCTTAGAGAATATTCTATCAAAGATGAAATAAGAGATTTTATTAGTGCTATTGCTGATGAATCGATTGTCTATAACGACACAAAGGATTTTTGTTCACCATCTCCATTATCAAATGATTATTCTAAAGAGATTTTGGATAAATATCAAGAATTATTTGAAAAAATATATAACAAATTTGGATTCTCTGATAGTATAACGGCTTATAATTTGATGAAAGATTTTCTAATAGATGGGTATATTGCTGTTGAATTGGTTTGGGATGATAAGAAGAAAAATATAATAGCGTATAATAGATTAAAACCAGAAAGTATTGTTCCTGCGTATGAGCCAAATGTTGGTCATTTGTGGATTCAATTCCCTGAAGATCCTCAATTGAGAAGAATTTTCTTAGATTCTCAAATTGTATTTATTTCTTACTCAACTCAAAATGATTATTCAGAGACATCATATGTTGAGGGTCTGATTAAACCTTACAATCAATTAAAAATTCTTGAACAAACAAGAGTTATGTTTAATATAATGAACGCTACTATCTATCAAAAGTTTACAATACCAGTTAAGGGTATGTCTAGACAAAAAGCTGAAGAACAAATTGGTCAATTGATTCAAGATTACTCAGAAGAAATTGAATTTGATGATACATTGGGAACTATATCAGTGAATGGAACTAAACATATTCCTTATAATAAACAAGTTTGGTTTCCTGAAGGTGATGCTGGTAGTCCAAATATGGAGTTAATGACACCACAAGGACATGATTTAAATGAAGAATCTATGTTAAAATGGTTTCATATGGCTTTAAAAAGAGCTTCTAAGATACCAATTAATAGATTTGAGGCTGAAAGTGGTGGTGGTACTTTTATTGCTGATCAGGCTGGTATGACAAATGATGAGGTTAAGTTTCATAATTTTATTGGGAGATTAAGAGCTAATTTTAGAGAACTTATAGTAAAACCATTAAAATTACAAATGATGGTTGAATTTCCGGAATTCAAAGATGATGAAATAATAATGAATCAGATTGATATCGATTTCAATTCTAATCAGATTTTTGAAGAATGGAAGAAAATAAATAATCTAGCTAAAAGAGCAGAAGCTATTGGTACACTTACTGGGATTATGAATGGTGAGAAACCATATTTCCATATAGAGTGGATAATGGATCATGTTTTTAAATTGACTCCAGAAGAAAAGGCTGAAAACCAAAAATATTGGGCTAAAGATGCTGCAGGAGCAGGATCAGCTCCTGAAGGTCAAGGTGGTTCCGAGATGGGTGCTCAGATGGGTGCTCAGGGTGATTCTGAAATGAGTGCACAAGCTCCTGCTCAAGGTGGCGCACAAGCTCCTGCTCAAGGTGGTCAATCCGCACCTGAAACCCCACCGGCTCAAGAAGGTGGTTCTGAATTTGAATTTTAAACTTTTGAAAAATACAAATATATAATAAGAGAGTAATAGACTCATAATATATAAAAAAAATTAATAAATAATATGTCTCAAAATGAAAACATGAGTGAAGAAGATTACTTAAAAAGACATCTTCAGGATCTAGAAGAGGGTAAAAAAAATACTCAATCACAAAATTTTATGAATAGTGATATACCTAGTCCAACCGAAAACCCAACTATAGTGGATAATTACAAAACATCAGATTTACAGTATTTTAATTTTGATGTTAGAGAATTACCTTGTGGTCAATTTTATCCAGCGGGAACACTTTTTATGGTTAGACCAGCTCAAGTAAAAGAAATTCAAGCCTATTCGATGGTTGATGATAACAATTTTTATGATATTGTTGAAAAGATGAATGATATGTTGCAATCTTGTGTAAGAATTAAATATGCAGATGGTAAAGTTTCGTCATATTTGGATATAAAAGATCAAGATAGATTATTTTTAATCTTTTTGATTAGAGAGTTAACATTTCAACAAGGAAATGGATTATCAGTTAATGTGACTTGTACTTGTGGTCAAGAAAACGCAATTGAATTAAAGAGAGATAATTTTGTATATTTTGATATAGATGAAAAACTTATTAAATTCTATAATAAAAATACCGGATCTTATCACTTTAAGACGGTTAATGGTAAAAGTTTTGAGTTAACTCCTCCTAATATTGGATTACAAAAAGCTTTTAGTGAATATATTTTAAAAGAAAATAACGATAAAAGAACTCCTAATTTAGCATTCTTAAAAATAATTCCTTTTATGTTATCTGGTAGAAGTAATATAACATATGATGGTATTAAGTCTAAATTACAAGAGTTTGAACAAATGGATCAAACATCTTTCCAATTTTTAAATGCAGCGGTTGGTAAAATGACTTTTGGTATTAAAGAATTAAAAAAATCTTGTACTTCGTGTGGTGAGGAGATCCACGCTGATATGCAATTTCCCAACGGAGCCTCAGGTATTTTCGTTGTTCATGATGCCTTTGAAGCATATATTAAAGAATAAATTAATGTTACAAAAGCATTTTCATACACAAGAATGGGCTATGGATAATTGGCCATTCTGGATGTTTGAAGAAAATATTAAGATAGTTAATGAGATTGTAGAAGATGAAGAAAAACAAAGAAAAACACAGGAAGAAGGTAGTAATTATAAAATGCCTGACACTAGTTCAATATTGAAGAATGCGTCAAATATGACTGGTAATATTCCTAAATTTTAAAACTCAGTTTAATACTGAGTTTTTTCATTAAATGTTAACAAAAAACCCTCAAATAAAATTTGAGGGTTTTTAAAATATTTATAGTTTATTAAAATTTAACTCTTTCTTTATATTGTAATTCTTTAATACCTTGTAATTCAGAATCTAAATTAACTTTTCTTTTATTTAAGTTTTTTAGAGCTGTTGTTAAAACTTCTGATTCACCTATCATTTTAATTGAACTTTTAAGTTTTTCAATATTGAAGTTTACATCTTCTAATTTAAGAGTGATTTCTCTTTCTTTGTCTTCTAACTTTCTTTTAACTATTAATTCTTTTCCTAATTTACTTTCATAAAAGTAAGTTAAATCATAGTTTAGTTCATTTCTAACTTCATTAACCAATTCAATTGCTGATTCATACGCAAAGAATGAATTTCCATATCTCTCATCACATCTATATAAATAAGTAGAATTTTTATAATTAAATGCGAAACACTCTAAATATGGATTTATTAAGTTATTAACTTTTTTAACAACATCTAATTCAACAAATTTATCTAAATTTTTAGAAGTTTCTAATAAAATTGGATAGAAATTTTTATTAACAATTGGTATAATAGGTGAATTAAATAAACTTTCCAAAGTCGTTTCATTATTCATTTCATCATCGTTGATAAATATTTTACCTTTTTTAGATACTGATAATCCCAATGTTAAATATTCAGATACTCTGAAGTTGATTCTATCTTCATTTATTGTAGCATATTTCATAGCAGTTTCTAACATTCTAAGAGTTTTTAAATCTTCTTCATCTTTGATGTAGTTTTCTAAAAGAGTTTTTTCTATAGCGTTATCAGTTAAAAGAAACCAAGAGTCTTTAACTAAAGCTATATGACCGTCTTCAACTGACTCAACAATAGTGAATATAGATTCTCCTTTACCACCACTCAATAAGTTACTTTTTTGCTCAGGTGATTTTGTTAAATTGTGAACAAATAATTTAATCTCAGGAACCCAATCGTAAACCGCTAATTCATTAAGAACTTTAGACATTCTATCTTGATCAGACTCTAAATTAATTGTTTGCAAAAGAACATTAATTGGTTGTCTATAAAGTTCTCCTTGATTTTTTGTATTAAGAACATTGTATAAATTCTTCAATTCATATAATAACTCATAATTTTTCATATCATCATTTAAACTTTCCAATAAAGTTTTAACACTTTTATCGTAAGTAAATGATTTCAATCTTTCGTTAAGTGAAAGAATAATTGATTTTTCAGATGCTTCATTGCAAGCATTCATATGTCCTTCAATAATAACCGAAATTTCATCTTGTTCAAGATTCAAATTCTTTTTGAAGTTAAATAGTTCAAGTTTTAGATTCTTCATATTTTTTAAGTATTTTTTTAAATTATAGTGTATATATTAAGTTCAAAAAATCATTTTTTTCCATTTTTATTTTCTATTTATTTCTCTAGATCTTAATATATTATCAAACCATTTTGTCCTTTTTGGTAAAACCATATCATTTTGTGTATAACTACCATAATAGTCAGAACCACTTACAGCTCCTCCGGTATTTAAGAATTTTTCTTCTTCTCCGTATATTGGTTTGCTATAACCTTTCCAATAATTAAAAGGAACTTGTTCTTTATTATCTGTTGTTGGTGTTGTTGTTGGTGTAACATCTTGTGTGCCTACTGTTGATGTAGTACCCGCATTACCTGATGTCCCTGATGTCCCTGAAATTGATTCAGTTTCTCCATCAGTAGTTCCTCCAGTAGTTCCTCCAGTAGTTCCTCCAGTAGTTCCTCCAGTAGTTCCTCCGGTAGTTCCTCCGGTAG